ACATTTTCTTATAATAAACAAAAAATTGTTGATGAGGCTAAACGAAGAACCCCCGAAGGTGGTAATTATGTAGACACCTTGTACAATTATGCCATAGAGAATAACATACCTTTTAACGAAGCTGATAATCTTTTGGGGTTACCTGCTGGCTCTACAGAGAGGTATCACCAAGGAAAACAAACTAGGGGTTTTGAATCTCCAAGAGTACCAGACCTTTCCGATCTTTTTGGCTCCCTTCAAGACATACGTGGTGTTAATAAAGATTCTATGTTTTCTCCTCGTACTGATTTGACAGCATTAAGGAAGAGTATTTATGAAGACTATGCCGCTGCTGATAAAGCTGCGGAAGAGGAAGCTGCTGCTAAGGCTGCTGAGGATGAAAAGAAAAAACTAGCCTTGTTAGAAGAGTTATCCAAAGGTACACGAAGTGGAGGTGGACAAGACGATCCTTTTAATACAGGACAGAGTAATGCGTTAATCTCACAAGAACAGATGGATTACTTAGACTCGTTAACACCAGCAGAACGTGACCAGAGGATGTATGACGTTGATAACTTCTTAAAGGAGTGGATGCCCGGCACTTTGATTGAAGGTGTTTTTAGTTACCCTAACCCTTTATTAACAACTAGAGGAAGTGGAAACGACTCTAGTTATCCCACTGTTAAAAACCCGGGTGATTATGGAGATGATCGTAGAGGAGAGTTTGGGTCGGGAATTACTGGTAAAGATTAACTTGATGTAAAATAACTTGACAAAATAGGAAAAGTGTGGTATAATAGCTACAAAAGGAACAAAGAATGACATACGTTGAAGCAGTGAATAGTGTACTACGTCGACTCCGAGAGAATTCAGTGGCTACGGTACAGGGCGAAGGTAACTCTAACAGTTATGCTCGTTTGATTGGTGATTTTATTAACGAGGCTAAAAGTCAGGTTGAGGTTGCTTGGAAGTGGGGCGGTCTACGTCAGACGCTCACAGGCTACACCATCCCCGGTGCTTTTAGCTACGAAATTCAAGGCAGTAGTAACAACTTTGAGGTGTTGGACGTATGGAATGATTCCGACAACATTGAGATGCAATACCGCCCTTCTCATTGGTTTAACGAGGCATATTTGACAGGTGATGTCCAAAGGGGCACACCGTTGTATTATAACTTCAACGGTATTAGTGCTGACGGTGATACATTGGTTGATGTCTACCCTATCCCTGATGATGTCTATATTACTCGTTTCAACGTGGTGCGCCGTAATACCCCATTGGTTAACGACTCAGATTTAATCTATATCCCAACCCGTCCCATCATCCTGTTAGCTACAGCGATGGCAATTGAAGAACGTGGTGAAGATGGTGGTCAACAGAGTATTAACGCCTACCGATCAGCAGAAACAGCATTGGCTGACGAAATTGCCTTAGATGCTGCACGACACCCTGAAGAAACAATTTGGTATAGCGTATGAAACAACTTGAAACTATTTCCATTGTTGCTCCCGGATTCTTCGGTTTAAACACACAGGAAAGTGGTGTCACGTTATCCCCTAATTTTGCTCAAGTAGCTGACAATGTTGTCATTGATAAGTATAGTCGGTTAGGAGCACGTAAAGGGTGGGTAATGCAAACCACAAGTGGCTCCACCGAACTAGACAATACTTTTATCCGTTTCATGATTGAGCATGTAAATGCGGATGACACGTTGGAAATTATATCTGCTGGGAATAACAAGATTTTCTCAGGTGGTGTTGGGGATGTGTTAACAGACATTACCCCTGCGCTGTACACGATTACTTCTGATGATTGGAGTGGGGCTACACTTAACGATACTTCTATTTTGGTGCAGACTGGACATGAGCCTCTAATCTACAATGCAGTAGCTACTCCTGTCTTACAAACAATTACAGATTTTACCAGCACAACTCAGAACTATGGTACAGCGTTCCCTGATGGTGTTATAGCTGCCTGGGGTCGTTACTGGGCATTTACTAAGAATACTGTTTACTGGTCTACTGACATTGCAGATTCAGCCTTCCCTGCTTTCAACGGTGGCTCTAGCGGCTCTCTGAACATTGCTGCTGTTTTGCCTGATAACACGGATGACATTGAGTCTATTGCGGCTCATAACAACCTGCTGATTATCTTCTGTAGACATCATATTGTTATCTACAATGGGGCAGATAACCCTATCTCAGAAAATTTTGGACTACAGGATGTTATCGTTGGCGTAGGTTGTATTGCTCATAAGAGTGTGCAGAATACAGGTACTGATCTAATCTTTCTATCTGACACTGGTATTCGCAGTTTAGGTCGATTGATTCAAGAGAAGTCGCTACCGATGCGTGATCTGACTAAGAATGTCCGTGATGATTTATTAAAGGATTTTAACGCTGAGATTACTGAATACGGTAGTCTAAAAGGTGTATCCAGTGTTTATTCAGAATTTAACGCTTTCTATCTCATCTCGTTTCCATCAAACCAGACTGTCTACTGTTTGGACATGCGGAGTTTGGTGGAGGGTGGCGCAGCACGTGTTACTATTTGGACAGAATACCCTGCCTACTCTTTCTTACGCCGCCGTAATCGTGATTTGTTAATTGGAAAGATTAACGGGATTGGTAAATACGAAGGGTTTACAGACAATGGGTCGCCTTATCGTTTACGTTACTTCTCTCACTATCTTGACTTTAACACACCAGCGACAGTTAAGATAATGAAGAAGATTAGTGCTACTGTTTTGGGTGGTTCTAATCAACAGTTTACAATTAAAGTAGGCACAGATTATTCTGCTGCATACCTTTCTTACCCATTCATTCTACGAGCCGGTACAATCGACGAGTTTAACGTGGATCAGTACCCAACATACCAAGAGTTCAAAGGGGTTGCCGCTGACTTTGCTAGTATACCTGTTAGCACTATTCCCGGCGAAGCCTACCTTACGCTAGATGATAATAGTGTTTATCAATGGGATGGTAGTGAGTGGCAAGATGTAACGACAACATGGCGAGATACTTTTACAATAATTGACTACAGTGAGTTTTCTAAAGGTGTTGTGTTAGAACAGATTAAGAGTAGTGTTGGTGGTGCTGGTACTACACTTCAAGTTGGTTTTGAATCTGATGTCGATGGAGCAGAGATTTCAGTACAAAAATTAGACATTTTTATTAAAACTGGAAGGACAGATTAAATGGCTCAGTATATTAAGGCAACAAACTTTACCAGTAAGGATGCTCTCCTTCCGGGTAATCCAGATAAAATCATTAAAGGCGCTGAGATTGATGATGAGTTAAACGCCATCCAAACAGCAGTTAACACAAAGGCTGACACAATTAGCCCTACGTTCACTGGTACTCCTCTAGCACCCACAGCCGCTTTAGGAACTGTTTCGACTCAAGTAGCAACAACAGCTTTTGTTAACGCAGCTTTACAAAATACGGCTAGTTACAGGGTTGGGATTTTTGAAGTTCTGTACCCTGTTGGTGCTTTGTACATCTCTACCTTGTTAACCAGTCCAACTACCTTGCTTGGTTTCGGCACATGGGAGGTGTTTGGTACAGGTAGAGTTATGGTTGGTCAAGACCCTACAGATGCCTCTTTTAACATTTTAGAAGAAACTGGTGGCAGCAAAGATATAGCTACATCAACACACACTCACTCAGTTACAGCAGCTTCTGGAACTAGTGAGTTGACGACAGGGACAGCCACAGTTGCTACTGGGGGAGTTAATACAAACCTACAACCGTATGTGGTTGTTAAAATGTGGAAAAGGACAGCATAATGGCATTGTTAGAAACTATAGTTGGTGGTTACTTGATGAACAACGCAGCAAGCAAAGCTTCGGATGTTCAAACAGCAGCTAACGAAGCAAGTTTAGAAGAACAGCGACGAGTTCGAGAGCAACTGCGTAGAGATACAGATGCTCAAAGAACTATTGCAGACACAGCGTTTGATGATTATAATAAAGGTCTCATTTCTTTTGCAGAGGCTCAACAACGGGCTGGTAACGCTGTTGGCGACTTCCAAAAAGGTGTCTCGCAAAGTCAATTAAAAGACACCCAGACGATGACGGATATGGCTAATTTCCGTCCATACTCCATCAAGAGCGGAACTGGTAGTTCTTACTTTGATAAAGATACTGGTGCTGCTGGGTACAACCTTTCCCCTGAGTTACAGCGTTATCAGAGTAGTTTGTATAATACGGCAGAACAGGCAGCAGGTGCTTTAACAGCCACTCCTGAACAAGCCGCTGCTCGTTACATGGAACAACAGCAGGGGTTGTTACAGCCTCAGCGACAGTCAGAGGACATTGCCCTACGTCAGCAACAACTACAACGTGGTCGTATTGGTCTAGGTATCTCTTCTGAAGCTGCGGGTGCTGGGTCGGGTGGATATGTTAACCCAGAGCAATTCCAGCGTGATCGTGCTCGTGCATTGGCTGATGCTCAGATTGCTGCTAATGCTACGCAACAGGGTCAACAACAGATGGCTAACCAACTCTCTTACGCTCAAGGGTTGTTTAATGCTGGTGTTGCTCCTGATAGGTTTGGTATGGAACAACTAACACTGGGCGGTAACCTTGGTGCTCAACAGGCTCAAGCAGGCGCAGTGCAAGCTGGTATTTACGGCGCTGGTATGGGTAACGTTTATGACACCATGGGCAGAGCTGCTCAAAACTATGCCGAGAGTGGTCTACGTGTTCCTCAAGCAATGCTGACAGGGGCTCAAGAATCGTATAATCGTCAACAGACAGGTTTAACGACCTTACAAGGTAGCCCGTTGCCGTATCAGGCTATGACTATGCCAGCTCCTGTGATTCCCGGGTCAGCCTATGTTGGAGCTAATATTGGTAATCGTTTGCTGAATGTAGGGTTAAATCAAAAAGACAATCAAATTGATTAAAAATGAAAACCTTAAATAGCTACAACCCCTAAGGAGAAGTAATGGCTTCAGATATTTATAGTATGTTAACAGGCGGGTATGATCCTCGTGCAGAACAAATGAAACAGCAACAAGCTTTCCAACAACAGCTAGGTCAAGCTACTAACCCACAGGCTTTTATTGCTGCCGTGGGTAGTAATTTAGGTGGTATGTTGGGTCAAGGTATTGAAAAGATTGCTGGTGTTAAAGACCCACGTGAAGAGAAAGAAAAACTTAAAAAAGAAGCAATAGCTGAAGTGCAAGCTAGTGGTGTTAACATGTCAGACCAAGTAGCGGTATTGAAGGCAATTGTAACTGCATTACAAAAGAGGGGTTTAACTGCTGAAGCAATGATGGCTCAACAAGAAGCCACTAAAGTTGCAAAACAAGCTTTTGAAGTTCAAGGTCTTGAGGATGCACAAAAAGCTAGAACTGCTGTTGCTGATATTCTAGCTAAAAATCCGAACGCTACCTCTCAAGAATTGTATGCAGCAGCAGCTCCATTTAGTTCAAACCCAGAAGCAATTATTAAAGCTGTTGCTGCTAAGGAAGAAAAAGCAGCGGCTGAGGCAGCAGCAAAAGCGGCAAAAGAAAAAGCAGCACAAGACAGACTTGAGCAAATAAGGTTACAAGGTCAACAACAATTAGACATAGCAAAACAAAACGCACAAGCAAGAATTGATGCGGCTACAATAGCAGGGGCTAGTCGTGAGCAAATTGCTCAAATGCAAGCTGAGTCACGAAAAGAAATTGCTCAGATGCAAATTGAGTCCCGTGAACAATCATCTCAAATGATGGGGCAAATTCGCCTCGATATTGCAAAAGAGAATAACGCCACAAGACGAGAAATAGAAGCCGAGAAAAGAAATACAGGCGTGTTGGCTCCTAGTTTACAAAAAGAAGAAGGCGCAGACCTTGCACTAGTTGATAACTATGAAGCTATGTCTGCTGTTTTGGACACACCAGTTAAAGCACTGACACCTGATGCCAAAGGTGTTGTCTCTTTACAGTTAGACCCCGCATCTCGTGCTTCCTATGCCGCTCGTAATTATGTTGGTAGATCTACCCCTGAGAGCCGTGCTTATGCTGATTTACAAGCATCCGTAGCTCAGGCTGTTAACATCAAAACAGATGCCGCCAAAGGTGTACAAACTGATAAAGACGTATTACGTTTTG